AAATATAACAAGTGCTTATAATAATCCGGCAATTTATGGAGTGCCTCAAAGCCTCGTTCCACGTGCTCCGTCATTCCAGGAATGAAGACTAAAATTGCGGGGATCATCAGGGCTAGCAAAACGAATTCGTCTTTCCAGCTGCCTTTCATCTGATCAACGGCTGACGCCTCCCACGAGACTTCCCCGGCGATCTGCTGCTGCTTCAATTTAGTGTTGGCTTTTATTTCTGTCAGCTTGTTCTCGGCCTTCGCCTTCTTTGTTTCTATGAAACCGGAAACCGCCTGTCCGGCGACTCCCAGTAATGGTTTAATTAATAACTGTAACATCTTACCTCCTTAAACTCATTATTCCACCGCGTGCAGCATACATTGGTGAATGAACACCCACCATCCACGACTGCATTGGATCTGTTCCATATCTTGCTTCTGAAAATCCTTCCCCGTACTGTGTTGGGTTCATGTTAGGTCCATATCCGCCGGAGATAGCATATGGGTTTGCACCCCAGTTTCCCCGGTTTCCCCAGCCACCACCGGGTCTGGAACCTCCGGATGTAGAACTGTAATTTCTATATCCAATTTGTGGAAGATGCAATCTTAGTACATTTGTTGGCGTTTCGTCACTTAATAATCCATGATATGCAGATCTTGCACCTGGATCACCCTGAATATCACCCCACGTGCGCATCCCACTTGAATCATAACCTTGATTTTTTAACATCGCATCGGTAGATTCTTGTGAGCCCGTAAGTCTGTCTAATGCGTTTAAAGCGTTTGTTTGTTGATTTGATCCAGGGTAAGCAGTTAAAGCTGTTTTCTTTAGCTTATTGACTTCCGCCTCATATCCTGTGACATCCATCGCCGCACCTTGCGCAGCGAATAAATTGCGCATAGAATCTAATTCTTCATTAGACATGGATTGTATGCCTTGATTCTCTAATTTTTTCTGAAGTTCTTGGGCAGCAAGCATGGCATCCGCCCTAGCTTTCATTCTATCCAATGCGTCTTTTTTAGCTTTATTCTGTTTATCTATAATAGCCTGACTTGGACTCCATACATCAACTTTTTCGGCTTGCTGTCTTCGTTCTATGGCCGCCATTTCGGCCGCCCTTGCCGCGGCAGCAGCATCCAAATTACGCTGATGAGCGGCCCTTGCTTCTGCGTCTCTTCTTATTTGATCTAATCTAGCGGCTTGTTGTCGCTGTTCATAGCCACTTCCTCCACCGCCGCCACCTTGATTGGAATCGCGATCACGGCTTCCGTGCCCTGCACCAACATTGTATGTCGGCTCTCTTCTTTCACGTTCGCCTGAAGCTGGTCTGTTCCAATAACCCGGCATTATTCTATCTCCTTTGTTAAATCCAATATCATTTGTTCTTCAATCATTTTCTGTACAATTTCGTCATTGCTCATTTCCTTAAATTGTTCTGCAAGTTGTTTATATAATTCATATGCATTTGTAGCGCCACCGAACATTTCCGGGAAATCCGAAGGATCCCCGAAAGGAGTCCACAGTGCAAATACATTGTTAAATATTTCCGGATCTTCAAATATCTCGCTTATTGTAGGTTCATCTACATCTTCTTGAACTATTTTTTCTGTAATATCGTCAAACGGTTCTCCATAAAGACGATCATTTACTAAATCTGGATCTTCATAACTAATTGCTGATTCTAAAGGAATATCTTCAGTTATTTCATCTTCAATTAAAGGAGTATCTTCCGCTTCATCTTCAAGTAATTCCCAAAATGGTGCCATATTATTTTCTGGTAAAAATCTAGGATCACGTTCCAAAGGTTCTCTTTCTTTACTGAACATTCTTTTAACCATCCCAGCATATGGAATAAAATTTTCCGCCGCACGCATAATTCCGGATAATCCTGACGCTCCTGGAAATTGGTCTTTATACCAATCTTTTCCTTGCTGTCCAAAATTAGGAAAAGGATTGTATTCTTTTGCTCTTACTGCTGCTTTATTTCTTCCTGTAAATAGTGATCCAACATCACCAAAAAACCCCTGTGACTTCGCTGGATCCGTGAATAAAGTTCTTCCTGTTCGCCGTGCCCCCGCCGGCAGTCCACTTGTATCAATTAAACGTGCTCCGCCGCCACCTTTGATTTGGTTCATGAGCATTTGGTACATGTTACGCTGTTCATTCGGATCGGTCGTAACTGCAGGTTGTCTGACTAATGTGTCTTTTATTAAATCAATATTTCTTATTTTACTTTTTCCAGTATCATAACTCTGGGTATACCATTTCTCAGGACGTGACATAGCCCATTGTGGATCGAAGCGCGCACGGCTGCCTTGGCCGTACGAACGCCGATCCAGCATCTCTTGTGTTAATGGTCTTTCAGCCACTATGCACCTGGTATAACTATAACTTTAAGCACGACAAGAACGATGACTACTACAATTCCGGCCTTAATCCAGTCCTTCATGTTCCAATCATTCCATTCTTTGAGATGTGCCCATAAATCTTTCAATAAATTCATGTCTACCTCCTATTTTTTCTTTTTTGTTTTCTTCATTCCGCCCTTCTTGTACTTAAGAACAGGCTTCTTCGTGCCACCTTTTTTCATCATTTGAACCTTTTGTCCAGTGCTTTTAGCATGGAGTTGCGCTGCGCGCACTCCTGCGGAAGTATATGGAAAATTTTTATCTCCTACCTTTGGCATTTTTAATTCCTCCTTTTTGTTTCCTTCTTGGTTAATAACATCAGTGTATCGTAGGTTTTTCTTCTCGCTTGAACCTATCAAGCAAGTCCTCCACGGTAATAAAACTATCAGATACAACCCTGAACATTCGTGAAGCGTCGTGCGGACCAAGTGCCGAGGCGTACATGTTGCGCGTCACGGCCATTAGAGCCGAGCAAACAAGCATATATTCATCAGGACTCTTGATCTCGCGCTTAACGAGCTCTTCAATCTTCTGCATGCTATCGCTTATTTTTATTAGTTCCTTGTCCATTTGATTTTGCTTTCGCAATCCTTTCCTGTGACTGTTCCTTCATCGCCTCACGCGACGTGGCTATATTCTCCTTCAGCATGCTCATTGCATCAGCGTTTTCCTGCTTGTCAATGTCAATGCCCGCCTTCATGACATCCAAGCTAGTCTGCGCCTCAAGCTTGTCTCGTTCCAGATCCATTTTCTCTGCATCCATGATTGTATCCTTCTGGAACTGCTGTTGATTTTCCTTCTGCTTCATCATTGTTTCCATTGCACGAAGGTCGATCTCTTGCTGTTTCAGTCTCACTAGTGGATCCTGTGCCTCGCGTTTCATGCGTGCCTCTTCATCCTGCGCCAATTGTTCCGTCATTTTCGCCTCTATTTGCGCCTGCTTTGCCGCCGCCTTGTTCTGCAATTGATCCAATTGCTGCTGCAACTGCTGTGCCATCTGAGGATTGGCTTGCGCCTGTTGCATCTGCTGTTGCATCTGCTGCATCTGCTGTCCGAATTCCTGCTGTATTTGTTGTCCTGCCATTAGTGCAATATGCTCTGAAACATGCGACTGGAGCATTGCATAAAGCTGCGGATTAATCTGAACCATTCTAGTGAACATGAATTCCGCGTGCGCCTTCATATGAGCCATATGGTCTTGCATAGGAAACGACTTTGGCTGTTGCCCACGCATCGCCTGTGCGTTCTCGCTTGCTGGCCCCATTGGCTCCGGAAGTTCTGGATCCGGTTTAAGTATAGAATCAACATTATCCACACCCATCGCACTGTACATTCTTCTGTACGCCTCTCGCAAATTATGCAACTGAGGTGCAGCTGTTGCTAATTGCAATTGCTGCTGCGCCAGAGTAATTCGCTGCGCCATTGAGAATATGTTTGGGTCTGAAATCGGAAGTATATCCACACGGTTATCAAAGTCAGATTGCTTAATCATGCGATTTCCACCAACAACCTGATAAGGATATTCCGGTGGAAGGTATAATTGAAATACGTTCGCCAGTAAATTGAACTCTTCCTTTTGTGCATAGTGCAATCGCTTATGGATTGCGCTCATAACTTTCGTTCCTCTCTCTAGGAGAGCTAGCGTTGTTCCTACTGGATTCTGCTCGTTTCCTTCCCCCATCTTCATGTCCGCGATAGCCGCGAAGGATTTTCCTGCGTCAACCGCAAATCCTAGAAGAGCGAAAAGAACCTGTGATGGCTCCTTGTATGGAAGTGGCAATAGTGATTCCTTGATAGAAACGCCTGTTACATCCACATCCCTGAATTCACCTGGCTGCAATGGCTCGTCATGGTCGCGTATGCGCATTCCACGGGCCTTGAAACCTGCTGGGAGATTGGCAAGAGTGCCTGCATCAATTAACTGCCGCAAAACACTTGTTGCAGTTCTTGACAATCCACCAAGCATATGTATTAGACCGAAGCCGTAAAAGCCCAGTCCTGGGAGGAATTTAAAGTGTACAAAATAAGAAATCTTTGCTTGTTTCTGGTCCTGCTGGTTCCAGTTTCTTCTTATGGATAAAACAACCCGTGAAAACTTGTCCAGTGTAACTATGTACGGAAGCTTTATTCCATTTTCATTCTCGAATCCTGGAATATCGGCATTGACATGCATTTCCAGAATTTCATGCTCATCATCATCAGAGGCATATTCCTTTTCAACGCCCTGCAGTGTATCCACCTTATCCTTGACATCGGAAGTATCTGTTGTTCCTGTTGGAACGTCCACATCGCTGTAAAATCCATTGACCTGCATTTTTCGCAGTTCATTGTTGTTCATTTTTATAATATGAGTAATGCGATCCGCTGTCTCCAGATCAGTTGCCATATAGTTAATAACCAAATCGTCGCCGGTTATGAACTTGGAAACGGCACGTTGCATAATAGGGTCATAGTAAACCTTCTTGAATGCTGAGCCAGTCAGAGGAAGATAGAAAAGAAGCTGATCCATCTCAGGGTCATACTCCTTCATGACATGCGTAATCTGATAATTCATGTATTCAGTGACACGATCCGCCTGATCCTCTATTTCAGGGGTCGATAGTCCTACAACTTGGGTACGTACGGGGCCGCTTGGGGGGAGAAGTTCCTTATATGCTTGGGCTTGAAACTGCGTTACAGATTCAGCCAATAAAGGATGTACGACCCCTGACGCACCTTCGAAGGGCTG